TTACAAATGTTATTTTAACTCAAAACGATGATAACGCTACTATTTCTTTTACTATTACCGCTACTGATAATTTTCTTATTGATACTATTTCTATTCCTGGAGCTTTATTTGTTTCCCAATCCGGTAATGATTTTTTATTTCAAAAAACCTATAATTATATTACTACTACCGAAGCTGAAACTATTGATTCCATTACTGTTACCGTTAGAGATACATATAATAATGTTACTGATGATACTGTAAATATTATTATTGAAAAAATTGTATATAATTACACAATACATGATAATATTCCATTTTATATCGAAGCGAATGTAAATTTAAATGATAATATATCAGTTGTTAATGGAAATACAGGGATTGATGGTGGGATTATAAAACATACTAATACACATTATAATATTAATTATAAGCTTCCTACTGGTAATACAGTTATAACTATGATAAATTTTGATGCTAAACAAGGTTCTACATTATTAAATACATATAATTTAGATGTTACTGTTAATGTTGACCAGACAGGAACTTTATCTACTAGTCATGAAGTAAAAGGAACCGATACCATAGGATATATTCAAGATACTGCTGATACAGTAAATTATGCTTATTGGGATGTTGATAATGTTCCTGTTTTAAATGTTGATCATGCTGATAAATTAAGTGCTACATTAACTCCGTCCAAAATAGAATCGGGAAAAGCTGCCGCTATTAATAGTGTATTAGCTACATATGACGGTATTAGTGTATTACAAAGTTGGACTATTCAACTTTCTCCCATTATGCCTTCATTGTCTAATTTTATAAATCAATATAGATTAGCAAAAAATAGACCTGTTGGGATAGTATTTGAAAATGGAGAACAAGTTGTTTTATCTACTACACAAGATTATAGTGTTGTTATTCACGGTATAGATGGTTCGTCACACACCTTAGTTACTCCTACTACTATTAAGGCAATTATTACTCATCAAGATACTGCCCCTCAATTAGAACGTGTATAAAAAAATTTATTATATATTAAATCTTTTTATTCTACTTTACAATCTTCTGTTATAGTCCAACCATTTTCACGTTTTTCAACATTTCCTGATATCCAAATGAATTTTCCCCTGTGAACTAAACAAACACTTCCAGGGCTTGTATCGGTTGCTCTCCCAAAACATCCATCATTTTTACCTAGTTTATTTCCACTCAAGTCATATACATCATCCCCTGATTTTATGCTATTATATGCGTTATATAAATGTTTTGCCCAAGCTGTTTTTACCATGTTTAATGTAACATAACTTATTCTCTTAAAGTTTTTTCAATTTTCTTGTTTGTACCATCTACTTCATTATATAATTTAGATTCGTCTACTTCTTCCGTTACTTTTTCCGTTACTTCTTCCATTACTTCTTGGGATTCCTCCTCTTCATCACTATCGTCACCCCATAGATAATCATAAAGTGATGTTAGCCAACTTTTCTCATCTTCTTTATCTTCAAGTTTTTCTACTTTACCTTCATTGTATATTTTCTTTAAAAATTGTTTCATTTCACTGTCTTGATTTGAGTGTGATACTACTGATGCTACTTTTTCTCTTGTTTTATCCCCACTATCATGATTCTCTTTTATATATGCCCACGCTTCTGTTAATGTTTTTGCTTCTTCACTCTTAAGTTCATCTTTATCTGGATGTATTTTTATTATTTTTCGAATAAATTTTTCGCGAATTTCTTCAAAGCTTTCACTTGGACTTGCTTCAAGTGTTTTATATGCCGATTCCATATTTATAACTAAAACAAATATAATAATTTATACTTTTTTCTTTATAAAAAAACATTTTTCTCTCCAGATTATTTTTATAGAAACTTTTTTGGAGAGAAATTTAACTAATTCTACAAAATTCATTACAGTTTTTTTCATCCTTTTCTTCTTCTTCATATTCTTCTAATAAACTTGATAAACTCATTTCAAGTTTTAGGGTTGGGTCTCTACTATGTTCTATAATTACATATTGACCCCAACCACCATCTAGTTCTTTATTTATTTCTAAAGGTACTATTTTCATAGACATCTTATATTAAGTATTTTAATAATAAACTATAAAATATTTAATTTTTTCTTCAATTTTCTTCTATTACTTCAATACAGTTGTCTCAAATATCTTACTTGTTACCAAGTAAGGGTCCATTGTTGATGCAGGGCGTCTATCTTCAAAATATCCCTTACCATTCTTTATTGTTTCATAGCCTACTCGCACACTTGCTCCTCTATCCACGGAACGCTCTTTATCAAATGAAAATTCGTCATATTTTGATGTTTCATGCTCTCCAGACATACGCTCTTCATTTTTCTCTCCATATACAGCCATATGTTCCATATGTTTCTCTGATAGCTTTCCAATTGCTTCATAAATTTTCTCAAGACCCCCTTCCTCTCTCATAGACTTTGTGCTATAGTTTGTATGACAGCCACTACCATTAATATCCTTCCATGGTTTTGGATGATATAAAATAGTCACATCATTCATTTCACCAATACGCTCAAGTAAATATCGTGAAATCCATAACTGATCTCCCGAGTCAATGCCCAAACAAGGACCTATTTGATATTCCCACTGACTTGGGGCTACTTCAGCATTTATACCACTAATTCTTAATCCTGTTCGCAAACAAACATCCAAATGTTGTTCTGCTATTTTTCTATAATAAGTATTATGTTTTCCTACACTACAATAATAACGACCTTGCTTCTCCGCACCACTCATTTGATATTCATTTCCTACTACAAAATATTCCTGTTCTAAACCAAACCATGGCTCTTCCTCTGTCTTTTTATCAAACAGTTCCTTAGCATTTACACGACTATTTGTTTCTAATGGATTTCCATCCTTATCATGTGTTCCACATAGCACCAAAACATTGTTATTTCCTCCCATAAAAGGATTATTATATACTGCTACTGGTTTTAATAGTAATTCACTATTTAAACCTTCCGCCTGTCCCGTTGAACTACCATCATAATTCCACTCTGGGAACTTATCTGCTAACTCTTGTGGTGGTAATTTTACAATTTCACTCCATACTTCATAATTAATATTATGAATTACCTTCGTCTTTGAACGTAAACGTTTTTTTGAATCTAACCAAATATATTCAGCTACTACTACCATTATATGAAAAATAAATTAATTTATATTTAAACTATTTAATAATATTAATAATATTATATATATATATAATATGTTTTCTATGGGATTTTTAAATAAAAATAAAAAAGAAATAAGAAGAACAAAGCAGGTTAATCCCCTTCTTACATCTAATAATATACTAAAAACATATGGAAATATTAAAAAAAAAACTGGTGAAAAACATATTAGGCTCCCCCCTAAACCAAAAGATGAGGAAAAAGAGAAAGATTCTTCAGCAAACGAAGGTGGATGGAGAAGACAGAAAAAGAAAGAGAAAAAGAAAGAGAAAGAGAAAAAGAAAGAGAAAGAGAAAAAGAAAGAGAAAGAGAAAGAGGAAGAGGAGAAGATTTTACACCACTCTCCAAAACATAACGAAAATAAATACTTTAAAAATATGTATACGTCTATGGATGGATATTCAATTGGAGATTCTATAGATGATAAATTATTATTTTCTATAAATAAAAATATTTCTGATTTTGTCAATAGTCTCTTAGTTAATAAAATAAAAAATATATTACTTGTGTGTTCTGATTATCCGGGATACGGTGGGGCTGCTACTAATTGTAAGAAAATTGCAGATTTTCTTATTAAATTAAATTTTAATGTATATACTGTTTATTGGTTGTGGGACAATGAACCTAATAAAAAATATTCTAGTGATAATTTTCACACTGTAGTTGATAGGAGATACCTTCCTAATATATTTAATAGAATTATAAATGGAGTTAATAAACCAGATGTCGTGATTCTTAAAAGTGCTCTATCTGGATATGATTTAAAAAAGTTCTTTAATGTGCCCGTTTATTTTTTTATACCTGGATTGTTTCGCAATCAATTAAATAAACATTACCTATCATTGAGTAAACATGAAAGAAAAATATTTTTAAATAGACAAGTCATTACCCAAATAAAAAATAGCTCTTTTTCTTTTGCTAATTCACAACATGTAAAATCTTATTTAAATGAACTAGAAATAAAAGTTGGAATATTTCACTCTACATTTATAGACCGATATAAACAAAAAATATTTCAAGATCCATTATTTAAAAATAGAAAATATAAATATGGATTAGTAGTTAGTGATTTTAATAGGACTATAAAAAATGTCGATAAAAGTATAGACTATTTAAAAGATTATTCTAATAACACTATTTTAATAGGAAAAAATAGTAATAAATATTCACAATTAGGTTTTACATGTGTTGATTTAGTTCCCCACGAAAATATGGTTTCTTATTATAAACAAATTAAATATATAGTTCAAGATAGTCATTTCGAGGCTTGTAGTAATGTTTTAGTCGAGGCATCTTTTAATGGATGTAAACTAGCAAAAAAACCTATAAAAAATATTATTGTTTCGAGCACTCAGTATCCTGGTTATGGTGGTTCTGCTACAAACGCTTATAATATAATTAAATATTTGAGAAAAAGAAATTATAATGTTATCGGTTTATTTTTTGATAATTCTAAACCAGTTAATTATGATCCAGATAATATAGGAAATATTTTTGTTGTATCATATTACACTAGCATCATTAAAATAAAACAACATACAAAAAGAATTGTTAATTCTATTTTTAATTCTCCTCCTGATATTTGTATTTCCAAAAATTATGTAGCACCCATTTATTGTAATACTATTTTTCCAAATACTCCTAATATTTTTTTAGTAAGTGGGCTACCGTTTTTTAAAAATAATCTACGAGTTTCTGCTATTGAATTTTTAAATTCGAATGATAAATATAAAAATTATAATTATATTACTGAATTAATAAAATCCATCAAATGTTCTCATACTACTGTTTGTAATAGTTTATTAACAAGAAAACTTTTACATAAAATGTTTCCCACTCTGCGTGAAAAAATCAATGATAAAGTAATCGACACTTCTTATATGGTAAGTCAATTGATTAAATATGATATTCCTGAAGAAAAAAAATACGATATTATATTCTGTTGTAGTAGATTAGATAGAAAACAAAAAAATCCACAATTAGTATATAATATATTAAAAAATGAAAAGTTTGATAAATTCACTAAACTGATAATAGGGATGGGAAGTAAAAAATATTACCCGTTTCATACTATTCCAAATACTACTTGTTTAGATATTTTACCACAAAAAGAGGTCATTAGATATATGCTTCATAGTAAATTTATATTATGTCCTTCTACATATGATTCAAATCCAAATACTTGTAAAGAAGCTATATCCACTGGATGTATTCCTATAATAAGTAAAAATATTGGAACACATGAAAAATATCCAGATTATTTAGTTTGTAAAGACCTTAGTGAAAATGAGTGGGTCCAAAAATTATCAGAATTATTAGATAAGTATGAATCAATAAAAGACTGCTATAAAAATATACATTTTGAAAAAATGGATATCCAGAATTTGTTTGATGTATAATTACTTAAATGTATTTAAATATACTTTTTTAATATATGAATAATATTATTGTAAATTTACATAAGGAAAAAAGAAAAAAACTTAATGTTTCGTTTTATTTGGCACATCATGATGATGAAACTTTATTTTATATGGGTTTATTATTGTTTCTTAAAAAAAACAAAAATATTATAGAAAAAATAAATATTATTATTTTTACTGATATATTGACTGAAAATACAAATCATAATACACAGAAAAAAAAATTAAATAATTTTAAAAAAGTAATAAATAAAATAGGAAATATTAGATATAAATGTTTAAAGTTTTCTAATAAAATTGTTAATGATGGGTGTAAAGATATAAATATATTTCAAGATAAAATAAATAAAATAAATCAAAACCTTGCTATTTTAAAAACTTTACCTAACGCATGGATACCAAGTATAAAAGAAAAAAAGGCGGAATTAATTGTAGAACGCGAAAAAATAAGAAATGAAATTAGAAATTTTAAATTGAAAGGAAAGTTAAATATAAATTATGCTATATACGTTAATAAATTAGATAAAATAGAGAACAAATTAAACAGTGATATTATATTTACTCATAATAAATTAGGAGAATACGGACATAATCAACATAAATTGGTATATATATTAATAAAAATTTTAAAAGCCGGTAGATGGAAAAATAAATTAATTTATACTCCATCTAATTGTGAAACTAAAACTTGTTTGGCTATTAATAAATCTAAAAAACAAGAGTTTTTAAAAATGTATGATTTTAAAGATACAGAAGAACGGAAAAATATTTGGTTCAACCAAACACTTAAAAATTATTCATACTGGTCTTCTAATAATTTTGAATATTATAGTATATTTTCTTAAGTAAATATTTACAAATAATTTTAATGTATTATATAAAATTATGTGTAGTTTTTTAATTTTTAACTATTTATTATCAAAAATAGACATAACTAAATACAATAAAAATTTAAAATTTAGAGGACCTGATTATACAAATATTATTAATCCTAGTTATCTATCTACTGTTTATACTTTCATACATAATTTATTAAATATTACAGGTGATATTACATATCAACCATTTGAAAAAGGTGATATAATTACTCTTTATAATGGAGAAATTTATAATTTTAAGGATTTTGGTGATTTTTCTAGTGATGGTGAATGTATAATAGAAGCATACCAAAAATATGGCTATAATTTCTGTAAACATTTAAATGGAGAATTTGCTATCGTGCTATTCGATTTTAATAAAAAAATATTTATTATGTCTACCGATGCATTTTCTACAAAACCTTTATATTACAATATAAATTGCACCTTTCTAGGTATATCTACTTATAAAAGTGGATTAATGACTAATAAATTTGAAAAAGAACCTATAAAACTTTGTCCTAATACTTGTTTAATTTATAATTTAGAAGATCTAACTCAAATAAATGAAATTAGATTAATAGATTATAATTTAGAACAAACTATTTCAAATTTCAATTCTTGGGAATTAGCATTCATAAATTCAATAAAGATAAGATCTTATAATACCAAATATCCGGTATTTGTTTGTATGTCTAGTGGATATGATTCTGGTTTAATATGTGCTGTTTTAAATTTGTTGAATATTCCATATTATACATATACTATTATTGGTAAAGAAACCAAAGATATAATTGATAAAAGAATAGAAATTAATAAAAAGAAAAGCTGTTTAGAAGCATATATTGTTGATATAAATAAGAAAAAATTTGATACATATAAGGATTATATAGTTAAAAATACAGATGAATTTCATTTTAGTGTTTCTCCAAATAGAGAAAATTATATGAAATTATCTGATGATGACGCAGCTATAGGTATGGGAATAATTTGTCATAAAGCTTCTTTATCAAAACATAGAATATATTTATCAGGTCAAGGTGCCGATGAAATCATATCGGATTATGCTATGAAAGGTAAATCTGTTTATTCTAATAGTAATTTTAATGGAGTTTTTCCTGAAAATTTAAACGAAATATTTCCAAAACATCCTAATGATAAATCTTGTGAATGGTATTCTTTTTATAATTATACTCAAAAATCTTATTTGGGAAAGGAAGAGATAATATCTGGATTATATGGAATCGAAGGTCGTTATCCCTACTTAGATAAAAATTTAGTTCAAGAATATCTCAATTTAGGTACTGAATTAAAAAATTCAAATTATAAAGCACCCATGAAATATTTATTTGATAAACTTAAATATCCATATAAAGAAGAAAAAATAGGATTTAACTTAAATTTAAAAGATCACGCTGTTTACTTTACTGAAAATAAACAAATTGTTTCACATACCACTAATAATAACTACGGAAATACATTATTAGCAAAATATAATATAGGTAATATTATTAAACTCAGTAAAGATAAATATAAGGTTAAATTTAATATAGTAAATAAAACTGTATCTAATGGAAAAGTTATATTATATTTTAATAATAACTTAAGTAAAGAATTAATAAAAAATAGAAGAAATTGGGTTATAATTTAAAAAAAAACATATAAATTCATTTATATAATGAATATAAATGAACCAATTAAATATGATATATCGTTATTAGAAAAAAAATATGGTGGATATACACGTGATGTTCCTATAAAAAAAAATAGTCCTTTAGACCCCAATATTAAAAATTTAAATGGTTTATTTTATACAGGAAGAAATAATAATATTACTACCAGTCAGTGTGGTGGAGATAGAATGTCTTCAAGTTATATGGGATATGGTGAAGTATATGAAAAAATATTGGAAAATTTACATGAAACAAAAAATGTAGTAGAAATTGGTATATTAACAGGTATAGGTATTGCTATATGGAGTGATATATTTAAAAACGCAATTATAAATGGTTTAGATATTGATTTAAGAAATTTTTTAGATAATAGAAATAATTTAATTAATAAAGGTGCATTTAAAAATAATAATGTTAATGTTTATGAATTCGATCAATATGCTCCTAATATCAATTTACTTTGTAATTTGACTAGCAAAAATAAATTTGATTTTGTTATTGATGATGGGTGTCATCAAGATACGGCAATAATAACTACTTTTACAAAAATATATCCTTTTTTGAGTGATAAATTTATATATGTTATTGAAGATAATTATGAAGCATATAAAAGTTTGTTAGCAAAATTTCATAATATTAAAGCTACAAATATTGAACAAATTACAGTAATTACTAATAAAAATAACAATAATATTCACAATTCATTGAAATATATTAATAAATTAAATTCTACAAAACACGCACTTTATTTTACAGAAAATAAACAAATAGTTTCACATAGTACAAATAATAGTTATGGAAATACCTTATTGTTAAAATATAAAGTAGGTGATATTATTAAGCTGAATAAAGATAAAACTACCCTTAAATTTAAAATAGTAAATAAAACAGTATCTAAGGGGAAAGTTGTATTGTATTTTAGCAATAAGTTAAGCAAAGATTTAATTGAAAACAGAAGAAATTGGGTTATAATTAAATAATAAATATAACATTTATGTATATATGGATATACATAAATTTGGTGAAATTTTAGTGCAAAAATCAAAAGAAAGATTGAAACAAAATAATAATGATGAAGTAAAATCTGGTTTATTTGAATATTATAACACTTATTATCTAAAAAACAAAAACTTTTATTTTCCTTGTGAATTATCCATACTTAAGTATGTTAATAACAATTACAATAAAAAATGTAAAATTTTAGAAATTGCTTGTGGTTGTGGACAAATATCTTTGGCTTTAAGGAAGGTTTTTAATTTCACTAACGTATATTCTAATGATAAAGATAAAAGAAGAATTCACTATGGTGAATTTTTAAATCAAAATATTGAACCTCAAAAAAAAGTTACTTTTCTTACAAAAGATTACAGAGATATGAATATTAATTTATATGATTTAATTATTATTACTAATATTAGTCACGATAAAATTGGTATAACAAATAAGGAATATAAACAATTTATGGATTTTTTGAAAAATAAAAAAGATATTATATTTATTCCCAATTATTATGGTTCTAGAGGCACTAATAATCTTTTTATAAAAAATTATAAAAATAATAAATCAATAAATGTAGAAAAAATTTGGAATTGTGATAATACACAGTGTAAATTAAGCGAAAAGTGGAGTATACCATTCGATGTTGAAAAAGTATCGTGGAAAAAACAGTAAGTTAAGTAAAGAATTATAAAAAAAATATCGAAGAAACATACAAATTACTTGGTTTTACTATTCATGAATGGGAAAGTAAATACAAAAATATGGGTATTATTTAACATATGCTTTAAGGTTCAACGGTATAATAATTTACAAACCTCTTATTTTTTTAAGAAAACGTAAATTTTCTGAACCAGTTTTTATATTTGGATTTTGTGATAATAATAATATATAATACCATTCTATTTCAGTTATAGCAATATTTCCAGCACAACGGTGGTATTTGTTATCAAAAGTAAATTTACAATATTTATACCAATAATCTGGTATCGGTTCTCCTGTATTTAAAGCAAAACATGAGTCTACATATATTTTGGTGGGGCTAATCTTTAATCTTTGTAATATTCTGTTTGTTAATTCAAAGAAAAATCTAGATGATGGATATCTTCTACCCTGAAATAATCTATATTTTTTAAAATTATTATTAAAATAATCTAACATTTTAATATCTGATAAACTATCTATTTTTTCAAATTCCTTTATTTTATCATTAATGCTTTTAAACATATCATCTTCATCATATTTAAAATTATTCATTATATCTATTTCATTTTGAATAATTTTTTTGGTTTCATCTATATTATTTAAATCTTTAATTTTATTTGGTAAATTCCATTTTATAGTTATTTTATTAGATTCTAATATATTCTCGTACCACAACAAATCTCGTTTATTTGATACATTTTCAATACATTTATATTCATAAATACTATTTCTATAATGTGGTATTTTAATAATTTTACAATTGGAATTACAATATTTTATTACTTCACTGTTATTTAAAAAGCCTCTATCTTTTTCAATTACTTGTATAATAAAAATATCAGCCTTCTTTATTTTATTTATATGTTCCTCAGCTAATTTCTTATTATTTCCATATTTTCCATCTTTTTTAGTATAATCCATAATTGAAATGATATGAGGTAGATTAAAATTTTCTCTAAATTTTCTGTTTTGCGTAAGATAATTAAACATTTGACTGACATGACAGTCGAAGAATATAACACAATTTTTCATATATATATATTATTAGTTATTTATTATATTATATTTTATTTATTAATGTTTTTATACCTTCCTCAAATGAAATATTAGGATTATAATCTAACATTTCTTTTGCCTTTTCTATACTAGCATTGCTATGTGGTATATCACCTGGTCTTTCTGACCCCATTATAGGTGTAATATTTGTATTTAAACCCTTATTAATAGCATTGACCATTTCTAAAATAGTTATTCTACCACCTGCTCCTATATTAAAAACGTTTCCATAGCATTGTTTATTTTCTGTTAATATGGCTTTAACGTTTGCTTGTACAACATTATCCACATATGTAAAATCACGAGAAAATGAACCATCGCCATTTATTGTTGGCTTTTTATTTTTCTTCATTAAGTCAATAAATTTTGGTATTACTGCCGCATATACTCCTTTTGGATCTTGTCTAGGTCCAAATACATTAAAATATCTTAATCCTATACACTCCATATCATAACATTTTGTAAATACACCCGCATATATTTCATCTATCTTCTTCGTAGCCGCATATGGTGATAATACATTACCTACTTTCTCTTCCACCTTTGGAAGCTCTTCTTCATCCCCATATACACTTGATGATGACGCATATACTACTCTTTTTATATTTTCTTCCTTAGCACTTATTAATATATTTAAAAATCCATTTACATTTGATATATGTGAACTTAAAGGATCATTTATTGAACGTGGAACTGAACCTAATGCTGCCTGATGACATATTACATCCATACCTTTTACAGCCTTACGTGTTATTTCCAAATTTGATATATCTCCATATACAAACTCTAGATTATCGTTTTTTTCCAGAAAATTATTTATATTACTTTTTTTTCCTGTTGATAAATTGTCTAGAACTCTTACCTTTTTTACACCCATTTTTAATAATTCTTCTACTATATTTGAACCAATAAATCCTGCTCCACCTGTCACTAGCACGTTTAATTCTTCCATTATGATTATAAAATATTTATTTCTATTTAAATAAATATTTTTGATTACCTTTACTTATACACATTCTGTTACTACCTTCTTATTTGTGTGTAAATCACGCACAATATCTTTTTCATTTATAACACTTTCTAATACAATACTTGGTGAATTATAACTCTTCATATACTCACATAAGGCTTGAGTATCCTTTGGAAAGCATGCTCCTCCATAACCTAACTTCCCATCTGGACCTGGGACACTCGTATGCATACTATTAATCCAATTATTTTTTAGCATTAAATTCTTAATTACATCATAATTTGCTCCATTCTTACTACATAATAAATAATATTCATTAAACAACATCACCTTACTCGCATAAAAACTATTACACATTATTTTCATACTTTCACTTTCCAAGCTAGTACACACACTCACCGTTGCTTCTGGATAATTTCTTTTATAAAATTCTTTCACACTATCCATATCTTCAATTGTTGTATTTAAACCACTACCTAATACTATATGTTTTTGATTATGAAAATCCTCGTATGCTGTGCGTGCCGTCAAAAACTCTGGATTGTGACATAATTTTAAATTATACTTTTTACTAAATTTATTTATTGTTTCCGGTTCTACTGTTGACTTTACTACTACTACACCCCTGTATTTATTCTTTTCTAGTTCCAAACAAACTTCATTTATTGGACCCTTGTTATACTCTTTTAATTCTTCATTAAATAGAGTTGGAAGACATAAAAATACTATATCACAATTTAATACACTTTCCAGGCTACCTATTCCTCCATTTTTATATTTATCATAACCTACTATTGAGACTCCCTTTTCACTAAAGCTCTTAAACATAGCACCGCCTACAAAACCTAATCCTATTATTCCTATCATTATAATTATTATTATTATTAGTATTTATATCATTTTACGAACAACTTAACTCTTCTATCATTCAAGAAAACAACTTCTGTACTATAAGATTTTTTATAATATATTTATTTCTCTTCCCTCTCAAAAGTTTCATTTAAAAATATTTGGAGAGAAAAATGTTTGTTAAATGCAGAATTTGTATATTTTTTTTTATTATTTCATAGTGCCTTTTTTTCAGTTGTATGTAATTTATATATCAAGTCAAGTTGTTGTAGTTATACCTCCTGTAAACTAACGCCTATCTTAGGTTATTGGAAAATTGAAACTTTTTAAACAATTTAAAGATTTTATATTAGAATTATTTTAGTATGACTGAAAACATACAGTTAAATATTGAAGAAACGACTGAAGAAAACCAAATGAGTTTAGATAATTTTATAGTAAATAATGATGATTTTGTTAATAGGAGAAATCGTAGATTAGGTATTACTACTAATACTCAGAGACAAATTGATACTGTTTGGGAGAGAGATGGTGAAAGATTACTTAATAAAGTTTTAAATGGCGGTGATGGACGTGGAAATGGTGATGGACGTGGAAATGATGGTGGTGATAACATTACCACAATTCCTTTCCAAGAAGGCAGGCGAGAGGCTTTAAAACTTTGGAGACAAGGTATCGCATGGCCTACTGTTGGTGATACAGAACACCAAGGGAGGCACCAGGAATGGATGAGAAGGGAATGTGAGATGTTGTTTAATACAAAGTCTATGCCGGATCGCTATGCTTTTGCTATATTAATGTTATTGGGACCTAAACATTTACGTAGTCTAGAATTAAATTGTTGGGAAGATTGTTATGATTTTCTGGATTTTGATGATGAAGAAGGTATGTTTAAAATGGTTGTAGGTCTAGAACCAGGAGAAAAAATGAAATGTGCCTGTTCACATCATATAACAAAACCGTTTGAAGTCACTTGTAAAGATGTAGAATATAATAAAAATGGTAGTATAGACACTATTAAAATGAGAGCCTTACATTTAGGATGTGATTGTATATATAAACAAAGTATTGTTCCAAAAATTAAAGATGAAGTTAATAAATATGGAAAAATAAATCCTTCTTCTATGCTTAAAAAAATGATTTATGAAGTAGCAAAGAAAGAGAAGAAAAGATGTGCTATGTGTAATGAATTAAATATAGGGTTCACTAGTAAATTTGATAAGTGCAGAGGTTGTCGTAAGAAACTTAAACTTCTAGAAGACCAAGCAAAACGCGAAGCAAAAGAGAAAGAAGATAAGATAAAAAATGCTAGACGTAAATATAGTGAAAAAGTTAGAAATGGTTGGAAAGCCAGAACAGGCAAATATAAGGGGGAATATTGGGCGAATATAATAGTTAAAGATCCTAATTATGTTAAGTGGTATCAAACAGATTTTAGATATGGATTTGGTGCTCTTACCGTTGATGATTTACTAAGATATGATACAAACAAGTATTGGTCTAGACAAGATGAAGATTCTCTTGATACTAAAATTTGGTATAATATAATGTTTCATATATTCGTCCAACAAGATGGAGTTCAGGTTGCAGAAGAGTATAAACATATTAATAGTTTAATTCTAGAAAACTTATAAAAAATTGAATATAAAAATATATTTTTTTACTAGTTATACCTATGGATCCTATAACTAAAACTTGGAAGTTTAAATACGATGATACGAGAGACCCTCTCATGAAAATTCACAAAAATGGTTACTATTTAAATATTGAAACTAATGATGTTCGTTCATTTGAAGAGGGAATTGCTCATATTGTAGGAAAGGCAAAGGAAAAGTACGTTTATCATATGTGGTGGATAGACAATAGTTAGTGTATAAACTCTTCCTTATTTAATATATATTTTATCCCAAGTTTTTAATGTTAGAAAATTGAATAAAATATTTCAAAATATGAATTATACTATTACCAAGATTAAATAACTAAATAAACAAGATTAACAACAAGATTAACAACAAGATTAACAACAAGATTAACAACAAGATTAACAACAAGATTAACAAAAATACTAACCAAAATATGAAGAATTGTATTGAATACAAAAAAACGTGGGGTATAAAATATATCCAACCACTCTGGAGCACTATTAAAATTTATTTGTTTTGGATATTATTACATTGGGTATCCGTTCAATTCTATCAATATATGTGTGTACCTAGAACATTATGGGGATTAGTATTTGGAACAACTGTCGCGTCTCAAATGCCTCATTGTAGAGCAGCGTTATGGACCGTTACTCACAGTTCCACAGTAATATCCAATATGTGGGTTATACTTGGTAGCTGGTTGATAACAGTATTTGTAGGCAAATCCCCATAAAAAATATATAAATTATAAATTATAAATTATTAAATATAAAGTTTTCGAAACAACAAACCTTGTTCAAACTTTTTTTACTTAAAATTGAACTTAAGTATTTTAATACATTTTTTCATATTCAAATATGAATACAAACGATTATCAGTTTCACCCTCAATACCATAGACCTATGGCTTCTATTATATACCTTGCTAATTGGTGGATATTTCTTGGAATGATGATTGTTGTTGCTCCTATCCGACTTGTTATGTTTATTTCCAGGCAAGCTAACGTAAATGACCTATATATAACCTTGTGCTGGATATATATAGCTACAAAAGTATTGGGTTATAGCTCTGATATTGTAGTAGAAAATAATCATCTAACAACCAAACCATTTGAAGAAACATTTATCTATTATTAAAATTGTATATCATTCATATCAATAATAATACATTCATCTGGTTGTTCTATATCAAATTTTTCATATGGATTGTATAGACTTGATACAATTTTTTGATTAGGTGATGATAGAATTTCTAATGCATCACCTCTTTCACACCCATAAAGCTCTCCATCATATATATCATAACCTGATATACTATCTTTACATTCGTTGATTAAATGAGATTTTCCATTTCCTCCTCCTCCCATTAAAATAATTGTTGACGTATTATTAGTAGCAAAAGCCATAAGAGTTGCGCGTGCTGTATTGTAGAGTACTGTTCTTTCGGATATCGTAGAAGTTTCATTTACCATTTTCATAAATTGATAGTCTTTTATTTAAGTATATTTTTCTAATATAATTAAATGAGTAATTTCGATGATTTACCTGATGAATTGCGAAGGCATATTTTTTCTTACTTGAGGAATAAAGCAAGGGATTGTTGTGCTATGTGTAATATAGTGTGTGTATGGGATACAAAGGTGCGTGATATGTATGTGGTGCGTAATGATGGACCTAAGTATGTTATTTGTAGACGATGTTGGATTGGTTATTAAAATTGAATAAATTTTTGTTTTATTGGGTTGTTATAAAATGAGTGAGCTTACATTTAAAGAAATCGTTCAAAAAGAACAAAACAAAAAACTAATGGAGAGAAAAAAGAAAAATAAGGGAACTGGTGCCGGAGGTTCCAAAACAAATGAAAATGGGAAAAAATTAGAAGAGAAGACAAGGGACGCTTATACCTCAATATGTGATGTAGTAAAAGTGCTAGAAAAAACCACAGCTAAATACAAAGTTGAAGAGGTAAATTTTAATGGACGCATTCTTAATAGAGCACCAGAAGGTGCATTTAAAAGATGGGATAAAATAAATGGATTTAGTAAGGATGATGAGGATTATAAAAATCGAGGATTACATGGAGCAAAAAATCCAGATGATGCATTTATAGATAAAGTTAATAAGATTATATACTGGATAGAGTGTAAGGTTCAGGAAGTTGCTGGTTCCAAGTGTGAGGTTTTACAGACTTATAACCATAAAATTAGGAATTTACAGGAAAGATATCCAGGATACACTATTAAATATATCTATGTATTAGACTGTAATTTTAGAAAACACTGTCCTAAAGAAATCTCGTATATGATAGAGGATAATATTAAGATAGTGTGGGAAGATGACGAGAATTTTGAGGAAACGCTTAAGAGTGTAATAGCATAATTGATGTGTTTCTATAAAATTTTTTATTTTGATGATAGAGCGCAATCTAGCTTGGACCCACCAAGACCAAGGGTTATACTGCGCAATCTAGCCTGGTCCCACAATTATCCCACCAAGAACCTACATTAAACCCCGTCACCAAGCCAAGGGTTATAGGGGACCTCAGAAACCGGTAGCAAACTAGGTTACCGCCTATACTCCTTTTAAGTAATTTACCTATATATATTAATATATCACAGGTGTTTCACAGTCATCTCACAGATTTTTTACAGAGATTACCTATTAAAAACAATAGGATTTACTATTATATATAATGATATGGAATGCTTATTACCGAATGGAACTTAATGAACGCTTGCGACTTGCCCTAGAAAAACGCTTAGAGAAACAAAAATTACCCAAATAAATTCTTTTGAATATACAAGTTCTTTTTTTTCAGTTCATTTTTCTCTCCAAATTTCTTTCAGTGAAACTATTTTCATTTAAAAAAATAAATAAATCATAAAACTATTCACTTATAATCCAAAACATTCCTGTTACTTACTCTTCAATCTACCTTGATACTTGATATATCACTCTATAATCTAGTAAGTATAATATATAGTCGTCAAATACTTATATGTTATAGGGTATAATATGGGGGTAGTTATATAGGGGACCTCAGAAACCGGTAGCAAACTAGGTTACGGGTAATGTAATCCCACAGTCATTATACAGGTATCCCACAGTCATTATACAGGTATCCCACAGTCATTATACAGGAATTATACAGGTATTCCTCTTGGGTTATACAGGCATTCCTCTTGGATTATACAGGAATTATACAGGTATCCCACAGTAATCCCACAGTCATATACAGGAATTCCTCTTGGATTATACAGGAATTATACAGGTATCCCACAGTCATTATACAGGAATTACACTGAGATCCTTCTTGGATTACATAAAAAAAATTTATTCAATCTACCAAAAGGGTGGGGAGTGTGAGGGGAGGGGAGGGAGGGAGGGAGCAGCTCACTCAACTCAATAATATACTCAGTAGTGATGCGTCGTCCAATTCATCTAAATTAACTTTATCTTTCTTTTTACGACCTCTTTTCTTCGGCGTTGTCTCCTCATCGCTATCACTTACCTCGATTTTTGTTTTATTTTTCTTAGGCCTCCCCCTCCCTTTCTTTTTTGTTGTAAAATGAATTTCAGGAACATCACCCCATCCCAATCTATTCGTCTCTCTATTTACCATATCATTCGTAATACTCAACTTGGTCATTATAGAGTTGTATGGTATTTCTACCTTTTCTCCTTCCGGTTGATAAGTCAGATTTGTGTTATCCCAATTATTTAATCGATCTGTAATTGTTCCAAACTTGGGCTTACCATCAGAACGATTGTCTGCTTGTTTCTTACACACCTTACAATAGTTTTCACCATCCAATGGTGGTTTCGTACATTGTGTGTATAAACGATGATTTTTTCTAATTCCACAACACCACGTTTTCTCAATCTTACCACAAAAAGGTATTGGTATCTTTGGTGATTCCGCCACTTTTGATTGTTTAACACCAGTCAAAGAATCTAAAATACTCTTTTGAATAACTGGAGTTATATCTAATTTCTTTAAACATTGTGTAAGTTCATCGAGTGTAATTGTCTTTGTAATACTAGTCATTTTTGTTCTTGTCTTTTTATATGTAGATACGTAAACGGTAAAAAAAATTTCAATTTTCTACATATTTAAATTCTATTACTTGCTCCCTAATACATTGCCTTTACCAGAAAATGCCACAAACCCATCTGTTTTTTTATATTTATTACGATTTTGATGTATACTACTTCCGCTAATATCTTGGTTTATTTTAACATTTTTATTTAAAGGAGGAATCCACGCCTCTTTAACTGTTTCTTTCTTTGGAGCTGGTTCTACATAGTCTAGTGCTTTATCAAAATCTACATTTATATCTGTATTAATAATTTCTATTATTTCACTTGGTCTTGTCTCAACAATATCAATCATAAATACCTTGTCCAAATCAGTATAATTTAAGGCTATTGTTTGCCCTTGTGTAACAACTGGATAATCTCTACTAATAATTTTCTCTAATACTGCCTTTGGATTAGTTAACTTTGAAAATTCTTTACTGTTATGCAATCGAATCTTCATAAAATTACCTTTTGGTGGACTAACTAAATCCACTTTAACTGTATTGCCCTCCTGTAACGCACAGCTCTCCATAATATGATAAGGTAAATATACAACTCCTGGTGGCGCCGAAAACTCATGAACACCACACACTTCACCATAGTGTGTCTCGTTATTGCTAACCTTGAAATATAACTTCTGTTCCAAGATATCATGGTTATCTTTTGTAAGTTCAAATAACATAGATTCTGGTAATAGGATTTTATTACTACATCGTAACTTTTCAATCATATCAGGATTTTGTGTCGAACAAGCATAACTGAAGCACAAAAGATCGGTAGTGAATTCCATATTGGGATGTTTATAATTTATTTTGTATGTTATAATTTTATTCAATTTTATATAAACTGACTTGAAAAATAAACAATATATCTTTATATATGAATATACAGCATAAAGATGGTATAGAATTTTTAAAATCATTAGATGATAATAGTATTGATTTAATTATAACCGACCCGCCCTATCTAATATCAAAAGAAACAGGAATGAATAAGTTTGAAAAAGAAGTTCAAAAAATAGATCAATCAGGTAAAAATAAGAAAACACTAGAAGAGTGGGAACTATTTAAGGTCAAAAAGGGATATACCGACGATAAATATAGAAATAATTATATAAAATATGGAAATACATCTGGAAATAAATTTGCTTTTAAAACCGATTTTGGAGTGTGGGATAAAGAATTTACAATTGAGAATCTAAATAAATTCATTCAATTGTTTTATAAAAAACTACGCAAAGGAGGAACCTGTATTATATTTTTTGATATATGGAAACTTGAAACTCTTAAAAAATTAATGGAAACTGCGAAAACTCCCAAGAATGGATTCAAACAAATAAGATTTATTGAGTGGTTGAAAACAAATCCTATACCATTAAATCAATCTGTGAACTATTTATCTAACTGTAGAGAAGTTGCCCTGTTAGGAGTAAAATGTGGAAAACCTACTTTTAACTCTAAATATGATAGTGGATTATACCAATATCCAATTCAAAATACAAAGGGTAAACGTCATCCTACTCAAAAAAACTTAAAATTATTTGAAGAGTTAATACAAAAACATTCTAACGAAGGGGATATAGTTATTGATCCGTTTTTAGGTAGTGGTACAACGGCGATAGCATGTAAAAATACAAACCGTAAGTTTTCAGGTTGTGAAATTAACGAAACTTATTATAAAATGAGCCTTGAAAAATTACAATAGATATATTAGTCATTAATAAAAATTAATATATCTTATCGTCTTCTTTTGGATTTTCTTTTGTTTTTCTTTGATTTTCTTTTGTTTCTTCGGCGTTTCTTTTTTGTACGTCTTTTTCTTCTCTTTCTTGTTTTCCGCCGCTTTCCAGCTTTCTTTTTTCTACTATCTACCGTTTTTGATATTTTCATCTCTAAACCTTCCCGCATATCTTCTGTAATTTTTAAATCAGGACCTGTCCCCATTTTAGAGTGTTGTCTCATTTGTTTTGGTGTATAAACCCCTTTATCCTCAAAATATTTATAAGGCATAGGCATATTTTCTGACTTGTTAATCTTTTCACATTTTGCAGGAGTTTTTATTGTTTTTTCCGCATCATATGGATTCTTCTTTGTCAATTCTGGTATCCAATGACAGTTGTTTATATTTTCTCCCTTGGTACAAGCGTCCTCATCACAATTACAAGTTAATGAGCAGATTAATCGCTTTTTACGTCTCTCAAAAGTTATTTTTGCCTCGTCTCTTGTCTCCGCACCGGATTTAGAATACTCGTCTATATACTTATTCTTTAGTCCATCTCTTTTGCGTGTTAAAGACCATTTTTTTAACTTGCTTTTTTCATTTTTAATTTGTTGGTCCAGACTCACATAACCTTCAATAAGTTTATTTAAACTCATCTATATATTATAAGTCCATATTAAATTGTGTATCAGGGTTAAATATAGATGTTTTAATATTACGCATAGAATTTCCTATAGTGTGTGACCAATCACTAAAGTTCTGTCCCCATGTAGTATAAGATGAACGATCCACTATATCAATAATTTGCATAGACGCCTCTATATCACTTTCTCCTGGTATTAATCGCTCTATAACGTGATTCCGTATAGTTTCACTATTATACTTAAATTTATCTATAGATGGAATTGAAAACTCTAAATAAGTTAGTAAAATATACCACAATGAGCTACGCTGTCTCAATAACTTATAAGCTTCTTTACAATATTTCTTAAACTTTTTAAACGAATTACTATTTTGTCCGCCTAACATTTGTAACATATCTTCTGTAATTTTCATTTCAACCTTTAAATGCTTTGGATCGTCGCCTAAAATATAAGAAAAATCGATGTGTAATAATTTACCTTTTCTTGTTACTAAAATATTTTCCATATGTCTATCCCCAACGCCTAATACATAGCACAATACACAAGAAGATACGCAAGTCTTAATGAATTTTTCCCTTATTTGATTCACTGTTGAATTTGGATTTAAATCCATAATATAATTTTGTAATGTACTTTTGAATTTATACTTTATATCATATAATGTATTTGATTGTTCTACCATTTCAATCCATCCCATAGTTGTATTTATAGGAAAAACATTATATAAATCAATATCAACATAAGTCATACAAATTTTCTTCAAATATTCCGCCACTACCATCGTTAATTTATCCTTACGAACATCTTCAAATTTTACCAATATATTCATTATTTTATCCTTTCCTCCCTTTTTAACAATAAATGGTATTTTCCACGGTTTTGTAGCGGAATTAAATATTGATATGCCTTCTCCTTGTATTCCAATGCACCTGATATTTACATCCCACGGCATTAACACATATTTATTCACAGCAAACCATTTTATTGATTTTTCATTCCATATTTCAAAAGAACTTGATAAACTTATTATATCATTGATAAACTCAATAAATAACTCGGTCTTTTCCAATTCCTTTTTAAATCTTTCATTTATTACGTTTAAAAATTTTTTTTTAATATTTGATAATCTTTGTTTATGAAATGTATCTAAAGTATAAAAATTCAATTCAAAATAAAAACTATACGCTAACTGTAATTCATTTACACATAATGGTATCAGTGTTTCATATGCTACATTATGATTTTTTATACAAATGCCTACCAACCAAGGCATTATTAATTTTAATTCGTAAATATGAACCATCTTTAATTGTCTAGATAACCACATTCTAGCTGATATATTTTTAAGTAAGTCTGTATTGTTATACATTTCTAATATTTCTTCAATATTCGGACTTGGAATACACGTTCTTCTACACGCCAAATCATTGCATTTATTTGTTTTAACTTTTTTATCAAATAGTTTTAGAGTTTTTTCAAGTTTTTCATCATTTTTCTCTCCAAATTTATAACATGATAAACATTTTGACATAAGTTGAAAGTGATTAGCAAACTCATTTCTATGATTCCACAATATACTTCTTTCCATCTTTGAAAATCTTTGTATAGGTAATTTGTATTGTACGCTCTTATAAGCGCTTAATATTGTATTTACTGATTTACACCACACTTTATTTACAAGGCGAAGTTCATACAAATCTTTTAATTCAATAGGCAAGTTAGAAAAAACGTATATGTATCCAGATGATTCGTGGATAAAATCAGTTCTATGTTTACATTTTTCACACATTCTTTTTTGACTTTCATCATAACTTAACCAAGAATTAACACTAAATCCTCTTAATGGTGGCGTTGTACTATTTACTAAACTTGGTATTACTCCCCATCTATCCGCACAACTAGCACAAAATACCCTACCACAAACCCTACAATGATGTTTTCGTTTCAATATTCCGAAGATATCTTTACACTTATAACATCGTGATACATTTTGACTTGGTATCCATATTGAAGGAGATGGTTTTGGTATATGTATTTCTTTCTCAGGTGTATGTCTTTTTTCTAAAAACATCGACATACTCATCATTCTGTTATAATCCATTAATATACTTACATAAAATATTTAAATCTATATTTAAGTATTTTATGTATGGACAATGATACTTACGTTATTGTAGTATTTTATTCGTTAGTTTATATTCTTTTATGTTTCATATTATTTATTCGTGATTTACAGTTACAATATGATAGGATGATAAGGTTTGCTTTTTGTTAGTTGGAGAGAAATTTGTTAAACTCTCACTATTTTTATGTGACTGACTAACATTCTGTACCGAGTTCTCTACCTATTTTACTATTATTTAGAAAAAAGGTTTTTGGATTTTTCCAGGGCTAAGAATATTAATATTATCATTTATAGATAATTATAGTATTAAGGAAAATAAGAGTGTAATTAATTTAATCTATTGATAATATATATTATGTCCTCTAAAACATCTAACGCTAGCGCGTCACTTACTGAAGTTGATAAGTTAACCCTCTTTAATAGTGTAAGACAAAATCCCCGATGGAATAAAAAGACCGGTGGAGGCAATATTTTTATAACTGCACACGGCGATCCATTAGGAACAAACGCATTAGGAGACACTAGTAGACAAAAAGAATTATTTTATGTCCCTGAAGGCATTGTATTAATTATTTTGGCTCCACCAACACACGTGGTTTTTTCAAATGATGAAGTAGACACAGCATCCTGGCGATTTTTTAAACAAAAAAATTGGGCAATAGTAAATAAAGGAGCATCACCATATAATTGTTATGGAGCTCATCGATGGACTAAACCATTTGATGAAACAGAAACACCTGGAAATGAAAAAGAAGACGCAGCAGAAAAAGCTTTAAAGGAAAAAATTAAAGAAATGAAAAAATCTATTGCTGGTAGAACAAAACTCCGTCACAAAAAAACTAAAGCGAAAGAAGCTAAACGACAAGAAGAAGATGATATAGAGATGGATTCAGACTCCGATTCAGATTCAGATTCGGATGAAGAGGAACCTCAAGACAAAATGAGACAAAGAATGGACCCTACTGGAGATATATATGATGATAAAGAATGGCAGACATTTCAAACTCTATCAAAAATACCCAGTAGTCAATTAACTAGTTTTGGAAGAGAAATATTAGAACATTTACAAATATTTTTTCCAGGAGATGCTTGTTATAATCAAGAAGTCAACTTGGAATTGGAAGGAGATGGAATCGACTTTGATTTTGATGCCTGGTATTTGGGTCAATCTACTTGTTCTTATACTGATTCTCATACTGAATTACCATTTTCTATTAATCCAACAAATGGTGAAACATTTGTATTAAAACACGCACATGATCTTAAAGAAAGAATAGAGTCAAAATCACAGGGTAATGCCGCCTATGCTAATTTAACACCAATATATCAACCATCTTATTTTAACGCCAGAACATATTGGAAAAATTTTAGTTCCACAAGTGGAGGAATGAACTCCTTAAATACTACACAAAGACTTTTAAATTGGATAGCTACAAACGAAAGTGCTAGTAATGAAAATCCAATAATGGTTGTTTTAAATTCTTGTAGTCCACCTAGAGATGCTCTATTAAAAAAGGACCAAAAAGGACGAAAAAATTACTCGAACCTATTTATGCAAAAACGCTCTGTTATGCTAACTAAATTCACTAAACATATCGCAGATAGAACGAGTGTTTATAACTTGGGAATAAATGGCTACTGTTTAATTCGGGGTAGAATCAGAGAAATAAAAGGTCAAGATGGTTTATCTTGTAATACATTATTACCTGTATATGATGATGTCCAGTTTACTAGAGTTGATAAAGAAGATAGAAATGCTATTTATTCGTGGATAGGACAAATATTTCAAAACGCTCAAATTGACGCTATTAAATCACAGCAGGATGGCGCCCAAATATTAAACCGTTTAGGAGTGCCCTCAACTTTACAAACTACACCCTTCACCCAGCATTTATTTTATTCTATTTTATCAATTAGTAGATTTAATAAACGAGCCACGGTTATGGCTATATTTATGATGAAATTTTTAAACTTTTTTGGAGGACAACAAATAACTAAAGGATTATTCGCAACCAATAAAACTGGATTTACCTGGTTACCGGGTCCATCGCTAACTAGTGGATGGCCGGTGGCCCCTCCTCAAGATAGAACACCTAATAATCTAATAAGCTGGTTTAGACAACTAGCTAGTCCAGACGTTTATAATACTTTTATGGATTCTCTAAGAGGAATACCGTCTATAGCAGGTGGAAGAAAAAAACGAAGAAGAAAGACACGTAG